CTATTGTTTATAGAGGTCGAATCAACATAAAATAATTGTGTGTCAAATTCGTCATCGTCAAGATCGTAGTCATAATGGAATTCAACCTCATTCACTAATGAAGATAAATTGGCATCCCACTTGGGAAGTCCAATAATATTATCTTCGTTAAACGATTGTACTTCTTCCGTCGCCGCAAGTGGGGGCTTAAATGGTTTAATGCTAAACCTACCTTGACCGTCTATAATCGGGTACAAGTTTAAAGGTTTGAATATTTCTTTCTCAAAAAAGTCTTTGGCTTTGATTCTTTCGTCTATGGTAATTTTCATGTAATGACTATCGCCCGGAAACCAATCATCCCGCACCTTCTCAATTGCAGTTACGTTAATATAGTCGGTATCAATCCCCAAACTATTTGCAGCAACGTAATAATCATAAGCGCCGTTATCTCCGTCTCCGGTTGAAGTCAAACACGCCAATAGGATATTTATTGGATTTCCTGATAGCGTTACGATTGAGTCTTCAGCGCCCCTAAATATTTTTCTCTGCATCCATTTTGTCGGATCTGTAACCGCAAACTGATAGACAATCAGGTCTTTACTTAACTTCAACCCTGTTACCCATCCGGTCATTACAGTCATCATATTTTCTTCAGCCATGCCCATATATCCGGCTTTGATTGTTGTTTTTTTCCGGTGAAAGTAATAGGTATCAGTTGCCAAAAGAGCGGTTATCTCATCGTCATAATCAATAATATTAATCGTAATGCTGCTAATTGACGCGCTCCCGGATTCAGGATTTACTTTCTGTGCTAAACCGGATATGCTTTTTAAATATTTTTTATGAGACTCACTTCCACCACCCAATGGAAGGTGATTGCAATATGATATACTTTCACCGTCAAACGAAACGGTGTACATAGGAATTTTGTAGTCCAAATCATGCTTTGCTGAAAATGTAGAATTTGTAGTTAGCATTACAAAACCTCGGCAAATGAAAATTTCCAACGATACCAGTTACCGTCTCTGTCGGGTTTGAACTTCTTGTCTAATGTTTTAAGAGTCGGCCAATAATGCCTATGCCTAAAAGTGTCAGCAGAATTATAAGAAAATATCAAGTTGTCGGTAGCAACGACTTTTACACCCGAATCCACTGAGGCTATAATTACAATTTCAAATTCATCGTCAACGTCATTTGCCTTAATCAAACATTCGTCGGCTGCTGTGAATCCGGTTGTCGAAAGTAGGGGGACATTCTTTTGACCTGCGGCCGCTGAAGCGTCAAGGGTTGTACTTCCGATATTGCCTGAATCCATTGCAAACGAAAATTCCTTTCCCTGCCTGGCCCAAGACCACCACGCTTGAAGCTGACGTTCTACAGCCACTTGAAAATACGCATCAAAGGTTATGATATAAGCACCATATTGATTTATCTGCTCTGTCTTACCTGAGCCCGATTTGTTCTGGCTGTACTCTTGAACATGCTCAACTTCTAAGCTGTTCTCTGCAATCTGCAAATCAACATTTACTGAATTATATGTGATTCTTATAGCCATTATGCTATTACATCCGCGTATTTAGAATTAGAGGCAATCAATGTGACATCCCTATCCTCAACCGCTTCACTAATTTTCTCTGCTAACATTTCAATATATCCTTCATCCCCGATATAATCCCCTTGTATGTTGATAGTCAGGGTTCCTCTTTTATCTTCTTGACTCTCAGCGGGTTGATACATTGAAGCATCAGTCGTAACGGTGGGGGATGTGTAAGTCCCGCCACCAGTAGCACCACCTGAACCACCAGGAACACCGCCGCCGCTATCAAAAGATTGTGATCTTATTTGTGCAACTTGCGCAAAACCATAAGCTAAAACCGAAGCTGCGGCTACAAAATTAAATGGATATGGAACATCCCTCATGGCATTCGCTGCCCCTGCATAGGTTGATACAATGGCATTAGCCGTTGCAGCAGCCTTAGATACCTCAAATATTGTCTTGTTATGCCCTTGCGATAAATTCATAAGAGTATTGAATGTGCCTTGTGTGAATTGTAAAGTTCTCTTGTGATTATCTTTTGTCCATGCTAATTTTTGATCCAGATACCTTTTTTCAATCCTTGCTTTTTGCTCGGTTTGCCATTGAATCATCTCTAATGCTGTATCATGTTCGGTTTGCATCATTGCTTGTTTATATTCTGTAGATTCTGTTAGGGCCTCCATTTCCCATTCGCGGTGTTCCTGCCCCATATCCTTTAGGGCTTGATATTTTTCACTTTCAAGGAATATTTCCATCTCGCTTTTGGCAATTGATGCCATTTGAAATTCCATGTTCGCTGCTTCAAGTGCTTTAGCATCGGCCTTCGTTATGTCTCCGCCCATTGCAGATATACCATCAGTTCCTTTACTTTTTGGGAATCCACCAGACCCCCCACCAAGTAACCCTTCATCATATTCATTAGCTTTTCTTATATCTGCTGCTGATGGTAAGTTCGGTTTCTCTTGATATTCGGGCATTAATCCCCTATTACCTGATGATATCCAACCAAGAGTTTGCCAAATTTTCGCATACTCTTGTAAGGCTTTTAAGCTAAGTCCCAAACCTGCTGCCATACCACCGAATGTATTTGTTATTGAATCTTTATTGTCCGTCAACCAATCGGAAAAAAACTCTAAAAATTCTTTGATTTTTGGTGCATTTTTCTCCCCGATTTCTCGCAAGACTCCTGAAATCTTATTTCTAAACAACTCTTCAATAGCAGCAGATGTCTTCTTCCACCGTTCAAAAGCATCATCCGCAGCATTAACACCGTTGGTCATTTCATTAATTTTGGTTGTCAAATCTCCAAAACTTCCAACTGATAATGCCGCTATACCTTTTAACCCCCTAATTTTTGGGAAAAGTGCCGCCATTTTTTCAGCAGAACCCCCGGTTGCTTCTTTTAATTTTTTAAGAACCCCGGCAAATCCAAGACTTTGAATAGCTGCCTGGGAACTTTCAAAACCCATTGCTTTAGTCGCTTCTTTCATATCCGTTGTTGGTTTCATAAGACCGGTCAATACACCTTGATATTGAACAACTGCTTCGTCTGTACCTCCGGCAAGTTGGGTTATCTGTGCAAGTGAGCCCGCCAATTCATACTGACTGATACCTAAATCATGAGATATTTTTGCAAGCCCACCAATATGGGGGATTAACTCTGCTACTGTCGTTTGCCCAACTTTTTCCAATGTGAATAAAAGATCGGCAGCATCGGCAGTAGTTTTAATCTGCCCCTCGTACCCCTTCATAACCTTTGTTAATCCTTTTATAACTTCGGATTGTTCAATATGTGCCGCTTTTGCCGCCTTCGAAGCGGTTGTTAACAATTCTAATGCCGCTTTCGGTTCCGTAATTCCAGCAGATATTACTTGATAATAACCCTTCATTAATTCTGTTGATGATCCTATCTCTTTTGGCAATCCTGCTATGTCAGCCGTTAAATCCTTGAAACTTCTATTCGTTACTTTCCCCATATCCACAAGAGCAGTTTCATAACTTTTAAATTTATCATTTGCTATTTTTCCAAATGCCACTAAAGCTCCAACCCCCAACAACATTGCTTGTTTCATAGCTTTACCAGACGATGCCCATTGCATATTAATCGCCTGAGTCGTTTTGGCATTGGTGCGCTGCATATTCCTCATGCCACGTTCGTAACGACTTGTTTCTGCGCTTACAATTACTTTGGTTTCTTTTGTGGTCATCTATACCTACGACTCTTTTGTAATGCTGGCATTCGGTTCATTAGGCCGTCCATCTTTCGCTTATGCTTCGCCTCTTTAGCTTGCTTCCGCATCTCAACCCGTTCTGGGCTAAATTCAAGATAATATACTTCCATGATTCGTGAATAGATTAATATTTTTTTGTCGATCCGTGATAAATAAGACCATTGGAAAGGGGTTAAGCGGTATTCTTTCATCGTCAAGACGTCAGAATAAAGGGCGGTTATGTCTTCTTTTTTCTGGCGTAACGATGATAATTTTTGCTCAACCTCATCCGTATAGCCTAAGAGTTTTCTGACAAAAAATCCTGCCTATCCTCCTCAAACTGAGTCAGCAGAGAAACATCTTTGTAAATCTTATTAATCTGATGCCCTGTAATGTTGTTCGATTTTAAAATGTCTCTTTTGTCTTCAAATGACTCAGCAAGCAAACCGTCTTTTTTCTTCCAGTTAATATCGAGTGCAAAAACGGCAATCTGCCATGAAAATTCTTGATTGTGTTTTTCAAGAGCATCAATATAATCATTGTCGGTATTATCAAACACAACCATCATTTGATCATGCTTTAACCCCATGGCCTTTCCTTGCTCCGAGTTTTTCTTGATCCGTTCAAATGTTTGCGGCGGTTTCGGAGCCTTTCCTGATAACTCCTCTTGAAACTCGGCCACTCCGGTTGATTTAATAGGAAGTCGTAGTTTCTTTTCATCCCCGTCTTTCGTGACCTTAATGACCGTAAATCCTTTGGAATCAAATAGCAGACCATCAGCCACTAATTCCGATATAGTTTCAACATCCCCGTACTTTACTTGTTCTTCCATTTGCTCCTCCATTTCTATTATGCTTCAGCGGATGTGCCTTCCGTAAACCCGGTAAGAGCTGTGATCGTGCCGTAACACATCCCATTTAATGACAGTGTAATCTCCGATTCAGATTCAGCAAATGTTTGCTGATCCAAAAGGAATAAAACACCGTTGTATCGCCAGCCGAAATCAGTGCCACCGGTGTCTGATAACCATTCAACATCGCATGTACTTTTATTGGAATCCGCAAAAGCTGGATTTGCATTAGTGCCATCCCTGTTAGTATCTGACTCGGTAGATTCTAAGGATTTTGAATTAACAGTCTGAGAAAGACCGTCATTCATCGCAGTCAACCAATGAATAAGATAAGTCTGTTGAGTTACGTTTTGCAAAAAATACCCGAACGTAACAGGCACCGGTTCCATCATTGGAGTATCTGGGCCCTCAATATAGTGCATGTCTGAAGTAGCACTACCCCGATCAAGTTGAAGCAACTCCTCAGTTTTGGGCGTTCCTATCGGCCCGGTAAAATTTCCAAGATCAAAATCAAGCTCTAAATATATAGGCGTTGCCGTACTATCATAAAGCCTGATTTTTGCGCCTCTCTGTGTTACTTTAGCCATAATAAAATCTCCTTTTTTTATTCCTTCTCATAATTTCTTTATAAAAAGCGGAGTGCCATTTGCGATCAAAATTCGCCTTGCTATTACATGCGACACATAAAGTAATTAAATTTTCTGTTGAGCAATTTTGTTTGTTATAATCAATGTGATGGACACACAATAAGTTGCATTGTTTAGAACAAAATGGATTTTGGCATATATATCCATCTCTGTTCTTTATTTCTTCTTTAAAATCCTGTGTCCATATATAACAATAAGGCAATTGAGAAGTGCCTCCGTTCCAGTTAGAGGCTTCATTTCCACAATATCGCCCTTTTTTGGCCATGCTTATTTTTTGTCGCGTTTTTAGAGACACAACCCTTCCTTCATGCGCTTTGCTCATTTTTTCTTTTGTCCTAATCGAAGCCTTTCGGCCATAGGAATGATGATTTTTACCGTATTTCCCAAAGTTAGCATTGTTTTCTCCACCTATACTCTTGCTAATTCTTTTTTTTGTTTCTTCCGAATGAAAACACCCAAGCATAGGAGGCGATTGTTTCGCCCTGGCCATCCTAATCCTTTCCTTTGCTTCTTCGCTACGAATACGACCAGTATTTTTTAATTTTGACGAACATGAATTTGAACAACACAAACCCTTTGATTGTATTTGAGTTAAAAATGGTTGCTTGCAAACAAGACATGATTCCTTATAAATATAAGTAACGGTTTTGTTATAAAACCGATCTTTCTGTAGATTATATTTTAATCCCTCTAAATTATCCCAACATATAATCATCAGTGCCTCACCCCAAAACCATGTATAAGTTCAATCACACCATAAACGCCGGCATTTACAGTGATAGGAACGTCCGACTCCGACTCAGCGAATGTTACTTGATCTTCAGGAACAAAGACCTCGTAATACGCCCAGCCTACCCCCATTGTGCCAAACAACATTTGAATATTGACTGTCTTTTTTGTGGACTCAGCAAATGAAGGATTAGCGTTAGTGCCATCGTTTTTAGTGTCACCTTTAGAGCTTGTGCCAGTCGCGGTCCAGTTCGCGGAATCCGGATCACCACAAGCCAAAGCAATTTGAATATCGTTTTTGTTTAGAGTATCATCTAAAGCCGCGCTAAAAGAGGTCGGCAATGGGTCGTAAATAGGACTGTCAGGACCTTCAATGTAATGAGCATTAGCATCCATGCGCATTCGGTTTAAAACCAAGATTTCTTCTGTCTTGGTCCTTCCAAGAGGTCCGTTAAAATCCATGTTCGCAAAAGCTACTTCAAAAAATTGACCGTCAACAGGACAAAGGATATCCGCATCCGGATCGGTTGAGGGAGAAGTTGTGGTCATTAATTTAATGTAATACTTGTCAGAATCAAGGTTTGCACTAACAGCATTTGCTCCCAACGCCCAACCTTCAGGAACCTTGAACGTAATATAACCATCCTGCACAAAGCAATCAGCCCCGGTTGCCGTCCCGTCTGTTGCCGTTACGGTATTGTCAAAATTGGTGCCGTCAAAATAATAAGCTTTCAGCGCCCCGGATGATACGGCGTATTGACTGGCACCATCCTTTTTGAATTGAATCATCGCAAAAGAAACGTCAGCACCGATAAACACCGCATCGTCATTGTCTGTAAGGAAGTCAGATGAATAGCTTGTGTCGTCTGTATCCACGGCGGCAGTAATATTAGCATAAGTCGTTGAACCGTCCCATGTAACAATATCCACCGTGGCATCGTCTCGTGGAGCGGTTCCTAAAAGGATTGCGCTACTATCATAAACCCTTAAAACACCGTCCATTCCGGTTAGTTTAGCCATTATTAAAACCTCAAATTTGCGCGTTGCTTGGAAAAAAACTTCTCAAAAAATCGCTTTTCCACATAACGCGGGATCTCTTTTTCTTTTCTATTCCAAAAAGTGGTCAATGCCGGACGTTCAGGGGTAGTCAACATTTTGGTCGTTTTCCGTAAATGATACCCTCGATGGTGAAACATAGACCGTATTTTCTCAGTGACTCTTTGCTTTCGACCATATAACGCCCTCTTGACGATCACCGGTAAACCTTTTTTAATCCATCCGATTCTTACCCGCAAAGCACCCTTTGATTTCCCGTATTTAAAAGAAATCGCTTTGGCTAAATTATAAAGCGGGGTTGTTTTTCCTTTCTTGCCTGCCACCGTTACCGGGTGCAAGGGCTTCATTCCGGAAAGACCGGCTTCAATATACGCTTTCAGGTCTTTCCTGATATGACCACCGGCCATCTTTAGGGCTTCACTCATGGCCCACTCAGCACGCTTAGGAGAGGACTTCATAAAGCTCCGAATCTGCCTATCGTCTATTTCGATATGGATCATTAGTCTCTGCGCCTCAAAGCAATGTGAAACTCTTCGTCGTCTTCATAAATAACCCCGCCATCAATGTCCGGGTCCATTTCCCAGGTTTGAGAATCGAAAGTATAAGTATCTCCATGTTGAGGATTTGTAACTTCGCTTTTCATAACCTCAATTATA